GACCTTCATTCTTGGCATAACTATGCTCCTTGGATTCCGTACAGATCGAACGTGCTGTAGGCAACAAAGTCATCTACTGCGACACCACCACGGGCGGGGGCAAGATAGATGGACGAGATGGCCGTTGTGCTCTCATACAGGCTGGCGTTCAACGCGACATACCATTGGTTGTCGGCTGAAGAGTTATTCGGATTGACGCCATACTGGAAAAACTGCTTGAAGCCTGAAGTTGTCGCATAGTTCGGAATCCACCATATAGCCGTTCCAAACGTGTCACCCAAAACGCTCGCTGCTGTAAGTCCGTACTGGTTATCCGCTTGACCCGCCGACGTATTGCGGGAAGTACCCAACGAGGCGGTGTGTGTGTACAGGTAGGTGCTTGAGTATTTTGCCGTTGAGTCGCCATTGAAGCGGAGAGCGAACTGGTCGTAATAGCCCGAATAGTCGGATCGGGCACTCGCCTTGATACACAGATGGTCGTAGGTGCCATCCGTCGGGATAGACGACCAAGTAACTGACGAAGCGGGCAGGCTCAGAGAGTCGTGGGCGAGATGGGTCCAAACAGCCATGATCTAACCTGTGATCCCGTAGAGGGTGAACTCGGAGCCACGCAACGTCGTGCCAGCAGTCATACCGTTGTAAGCAGCGATGCGAACACCAGTAATCGCTGAAGTGGAATCCAGCACTCCTCCGTTCAATCCCAACCCTGTTGAACTATTCGGCAGACCCGATCCTGCCAGCGCTATCACCGAAGTGTTCTTATTGGTGTTCGCATAGTCCGAAATGTCCACGACAATACAAGCGCAGGCTGCTGTGTCTTGGGAGGCGGCACCCCCGAGCGAGCCATTGAACTGAAAATGGTCGTCATTATGAGTAGCGACAGCGCTTCCAGCCTTCGTTGAGCCAGACGCATACATCATCTGATAGGCGTAGATGGATGAGGTACCCCAAACGCTGCCGCCCGTTTGGAGCCGCACCCCCCACCACGGATTAGCGGTGGTACCTTGGACGGCCCGCCCCGAGGCTCGGACCTGAAGATGCTCGTAACCGCTGCCGATGCCCGTGAAGTCAACGTAGGCGACATCTGCCTCACAATATGTAGTAGCGATTGCTTCGATCACAGCCATCAAGCCACCATCCTTGGGAGAATACCGAACAGGTCAATGCGGGAACCTGAAAGAATGTCGCCAGAAGTGCAACTCATCAGAATAGTCGTGATGGGATCTTGCGACTTCCACGTATGACCCCACATGTCAACTTCGCCAGCGCCGTCCCGATCCCCCGCTCCCTGCGACACGATCGACTTGTACTTGCCGCTGTTGATGTCAAACAGGTGGGAGATGACCGCCCCGAAAATGTTGGCGGTCGCCGTGTTGCCCGTAATGGTTCCTTGCCGAGCCGTGCTGGTTGTCCCAGACCCCGCCGTGACTAAGGCCCCACCCCCGTTGAGATACTGGTATGCGTAGTTGCTTCCCGTATCGCTGTTCAGTTGGAAGTAGGTCGTGTCGTCTGTGCCCGATTTGGTTGACCGAGCATAGGCAATTACGAACAGGTCCATGTATTGCGACCAGTCCCCGACCTGACCGTCATCAGTCGAAGTAAACGTAATGGACGCCGTGTCCGACCCGAGCGTGCGAGTCTCCAAAGCGACCCACGCCTCACCGTCCGTGATCGCACCAGTGGACTCGTCAATGTAAGCAGGGAGTACCATTATGCGGCCACCTCGTAGCGGATCACAACGATGCCAGCACCGCCCGAGCCACCATTCAACAGACTGGGGGAGTTGTCGCCACCGCCACCGCCACCGCCCGAGTTCGGGACACCGCTGTTGCCAGAGGCCGACGAAGAACCCGCACCGCCACCGCCGTCACCAGCCGTACCTGAATCCAGAGAGCCTGAACCGCCACCACCCGCATACGTCGGGGCCGTGGCCGTGATCCCGTAGCCTGTGGCTCCGTCGCCACCGTCGCCGTTTGCGTCGGTGTCGCCCGCTTCGCCCTTGCCACCGCCACCACCTGAGGTGCCGCTGGAACCGCCAGCGTTTCCTTGACCTGCTGTGCCTGAACCCGCCGTGTGGCCTCCGTACTTTCCACCACCCGACCCGCCACTACCGCCATTCTGGCCCGAGGTGTTGCCCGCCCCACCACCGCCACCCGTGGAAGTAGTGCCCAAAGCCACCGAGTTGGAACCAGACGCCCCCGTGTTGCCAACGGCTGCCCCCGTCCCGCCCGTACCGACGGTAACCGTGTAGGCGCCAGACGACACGGCATAACCCGTACCCGTCTGCATACCGCCTGCACCGCCGCCGCCGACGGCACCAGCACCGCCGCCCGCGATTACCAGCCAGTCCACATTGGCTGTGCCACTAGCCACGACGAACTTGCCGTCGCCACGGAACGTGTGGACCCGATACGTTGTGCCCGAGTCGGTGTATTGGGTGATGATCCCGCCAGTAGCCACAAAACCAGCGCCGAACAGGCCACCGTTCAGCCAAGTAGAGACAGCCGTAGACGGCCACCCACGGGCAGTATCCTTCCGCCCCTTCCAGTTGGAAACGGCGGTAGACGGGTTGGTGCGGTCCTGACGAAACATTTATCAGGCAGTAATACGGTTGACGTAACCGTTGATGTTGATGACGTTCGCTGTCGCAGCGAACGCCTTCACAATCAGACTGTTGTCCAACAGGAAACCGGGGATGATTAGCGTCATGCCCGAATCCGCTGCCAGTTCCAGTTCAACGTAGTCGTCCTGATCGGTTGTTCCACCGTACATCACGGTCAATACGACGGCGGAAGCCGAAGTATTGCACGCATACACCCAAATCTCATCCTTATTGGATGTACCCGAACCGGCTGTATGAATCGTTACGGCAGCGCCCGACGAGGTGCCCGTGACGGAAATGTTCTTACCGTTGGTGCCACCCGACAGTTTTTCCTTTGAATACGTTGCCATTATACCTTTCCTCTATGAGAAAACTTGATTGCCCACTATGTTGTTATCTGAATGGAACGCTGGTGCCGTAGCAGCAGAGGCCCAAGCGACCCCCGCGCTGGCTGAAGAATCTGCCACCAACATGGTCGTATTGGCTCCCACAGCCACCCGCGCAACTGCGTCAGCAGCAGTCGCGGCGATGATGTCTCCCTTGGCATCAACAATGTCCTTCTGTACGACACCCGGCGTGCTGTTGATAAACGCTTCAACGTCGTCAAAGTTCTCGTTCATATCCGCTGCGACGATGGTCGTCCCAGCGGAGAACGTATTCGTAACTGCCAGCGTTGCCATTTACCGGAGTCTCCTTGGCGTATACGTGAAGGCCAAAGCGTTTACTTCCCAATGATGGTTCGTAGACGGACCGTTGACCTTCATACTAATACTTCTTCCTGTCCCAAGTGTGGGCAGATTTAGCACCGAAGCAGTCAAATCAGCGGCAATCGCATCCCACGCAGCGTAATAGGACGAATCCGTGTCGGCGTCATCCCATTTGGCCGTATTCCAAAGGGATGTGGAAACCTTCCCCTCAACGGAAAGACTGAAGGAGTTGGTTTGCTCCGACTTGTCGTAATCTTTGTAAATCTGGACCGGTAGGGTGATTGTCGATTCAGAGGACAGCACGACTCTGGGGCGCCCCCAACGCTTTTTCACGATTGGATCACGGCCAGCGACCCAACGGGTAACGAAATAGGAGGTGATATGGGTTTCAGCGCTGCTCGCGTAACGATCGCTATTGCGATTCTGGTCATCCTCCATATTTACCAATACTCCGGTATTTGCTACACACCCGCCGTAAACGGATGGGGTAGCGTTGGGAGGACGATACGCGTACAGCGGGGCAGCATCGATGTCAGTTGTGACCCAAGCGCCGCCTTCGCCCACGGTTGGGTCATACAACAACGTACGTCTAGTAGTGGTGCCGTCTTCAGTCCAATCAACTGATACGAATAACTTGTTGTGTCCCCAAGCCAACTGCGGAGGGTTGGTAAATGTGATGCGCCCGTCATCGATCGCTGGTTGGAGTTTGGCAAAGAGCCAAACGAAGTTTTGACCGTCAAAGAGGTAGATGCCGTTTGTCGAAGACCAGAAGAATGTTCCGTATGTGGTGGCGACCGGGGAAGACAACGGGATAGAGCCGACGTTGTTGGTCAGGTTCACGACTTGGAAGGAATCTGAATCCCAACCATAGATCGCATGGACACTGTTCGACTTGAACACCAGCAACTTGTCCCCGGCGGGGACTAGGCCGGTGATGTAATCGCCGTGCTCTCCCTTGTCGATGTCCACGTAATCGGCTGCGGTCCACTTTTCGGGGTCGTTGGCGTTGCTCCAACGAACCCGGTACTTGTAGTTCGTGCCCGATTCGACCGTGCTGGCGGTCCATGCGAAGTTGTTCCAGAACGCCAGATACTGCGCTATTGGAAAGTTCCCGGCGGACCCATTCAGCGTTGTTCCCAGATCGGCGCCTGAAGAACCATCCCATTTGAATGAAACAACGTCGCCCGACACCCCGTAAGCGACATTATTCATTGTCATTCCGTACACGCGCGTACCGTTGGTGCGCGCCGTGATGCCAGAAACATTGGTGAAGTTGGCCGTGGTCGCATAGGCCACGGCAGTCCCATAGTTCACCATTATCTGATTGGTGCCGCTATCGGTGTGTAGTCCCCAAATGCCCTTTATGTCGGCACCGAGCGCGGTCGGGTTCAAGCGATCCACACCGTCGCGTTGGCGGACGCCTCCGCGCGGGTCAACAACAACATTCAGGAGGTCCGGCGATTCGTTCTCTTCCAGATTGAACTGATCGCTTCTAAGGTTCAGACCCCCGGTGAAAGCCTCAAGAACCTCAAGTTTGAACTGGCGGGCCATCGCCCGCTACCAGATCACGCCACCGGTATTGGCGTAGCGCAGCCTTCCAAACCCCGCTAGATACCGTGTGGGCCGTCTGCTGTTGGCAACCATCGGTTGAGGCGCAGGAACATCGGCGTAACGGCGCGCCACATTATCCAAGTCCTGAACGAACTGCGCCTGATACTGATTTGCCATAACCGGATCTTCCTGCTGGAGATACGCTTTAGCGGTCGCATAGGTCACAAGGACCGGATGAAACGCCGCAGGCAAATCCGGTTGCGTGCCATCGGCAGTACCAACTCCGAAAGAAGTCGCGTGGCGTAGCGCACGCACATTGACCGTGTAGGCGGCGTCCGGGGTCGGGTAGAAACGTACCGTGTCGTTCCAATAACTCCATTCCCACGGCTCCCCCGACGAGGCAACATCCAACGGATAGTTCCAGTCGGCGTCGTCTGACCCGACGTACTGGAGTACGTGATCGTCGGTGCGCATGGCAACGATCTCACGCAGCCCCTGCGTTACGGAGGCGCCTACAGTCGCCAGCGTGTAGTCCTTCGTCGAAGCGGAAGTATTGAAGGTGGTCGCTACCTCGTAGAACGGCCACCGCTTCTCGCTGAATACGATCGTGTCGAATCCCTGACCGATCATGTTGTTCAAAACCGTGTCAGAAATATCGGTTGCGTCAATATCGACAACAGCACGCACCTGCGTCCGCATTTCCGCAATAGTCATCGCGGTCACGATTGCGCCTCCTGCTGCCTTGTGTGGCCGATACAGAGGGTTGACCCGGCCACGGGGCGCGCCTTACAGGGCGCCCCGTGGCGGGTCGTGGCGGAGCAGAACCCGTCCAGAGAGATGGGAGGTTCACCCAAAGCGTCGGTCACCCCCGGCACCATGCGCGCTCCGGCGCGTGAACCCGGAGCATAATGGGATGGTGCTGAGCCGCGTGACCCCGCTGGTTCGGCATTTTTGCCGTATACGAGGGCGATCTCTCTGGACAAGGTTCGCTCCCGGTCTTAGTCAGTCAGACCGTACAGCATACCCTGCCGCGAGCGGTTGCTCGTGGTCAGGTTACCGTAGCAGAGGATCTGCGCGTAACGCGCATCCTGATTGGTTGGACGCACGAACGGCGTCGTCTGGAACCAAGTCTCGGTATGAGCGACAAGGCGCAGGTACTTGGTGTTGAGGAAGAACATCTTCCCGTCCAAGTCCGTGTGGCTGTCGAACGTCACCGGAGCGCCCTTGAAGAGCAGGTTCTGGAAACCCGCGTCCGCAACATTGGCGTCGGTGTACCGCAACTGTGGCTGGAGCAGCGACTCGTACTTCTCGTACTCGTCCTGATCCGTGATGATGATGGTCGGCTGATCGTTACCGACCGACACGGTGTTGTACATCGTCGCCATAGCCACGATAGTCAAAGCACCACCCTGATTGGTGAGAGTTGACCTCCACCAAGAGTTGTCGGAATCGGTGGCATCAATGCCGCCA